ATAACTCAGAATGTGCATTTTGGGCTAATGCCTCAGAGCATGCAAAGGGAATTCTGCAAGCTGTACCAGATGCCCCTGGTACTGAAATCATTCTCGAATCTACAGCCAACGGTGTCGGAAATTACTTTCACCAAATGTGGCAAAAAGCTGAAGCTGGAATGTCAGATTTCATCGCTATATTTGTACCCTGGTTTTGGCAGCCAGAATACCAGCGTGAAGTTTGCCATGGATTCACGCCAAGTGAATATGAGATTTCATTAAAAGATAATTATGGACTGACTGATGAGCAGCTAAATTGGCGTCGATTCAAAGTTGTTGATTTGTCTGTCAATGGCCAGGATGGTGAGAAAAGCTTCTGCCAAGAATATCCTTGCAATGCAAATGAAGCTTTCCAACTAACAGGCGAAAATACATTCGTTGACTCCGGAATTGTTATGCGTGCTCGTAAAGATATTGAAGCAGAAAGGTATGGACCTGTCCTATTGAGTTGTGACCCAGCCAGGATGGGGGACGACCGTACATCAATTTTATTAAGGCAAGGTCGGGTTGCTTTTGGACTCCAGAGCTATACCAAAAAAGATACTATGGAAGTAGTCGGAATACTTATTCAGCTTATTCGAGAGCACAACCCAACAAAAGTTTTTGTAGATGTTTGCGGCCTAGGAGCTGGCGTTGTTGACCGCCTTATGGAACTCGGCTATAAGGAAATCGTAGTCGCAGTGAATGCCGGTTCCAAACCTCTAGATGGTAAAAGGTATTCAAACAAGCGTGCTGAAATGTGGGGGCTTTGTAAGGCTTGGTTGCTTGAAGAACCATGCAAAATCCCAGATGTGGATTCTTTACACGCTGACATATGTGGTATAAAATATAGTTTTGATTCAAACTCAAGACTTGTCATGGAACGAAAAGAAGATATGAAAAGACGTGGGGTAAGGTCATCCGATGAAGCCGATGCATTATGCTTAACATTTGCACTTCCTGTGTCTGCCTTTGAAGTTAAGAAAACCCAAGCTACTTTTCAAAAATCATTTTCAGATGAACTCAATGCACGGATAGGATATTTAGGATATTGATATGTATAAAGTCTCAAAGGTTCATGTTGATAGATTAGAAGAAATAAAAAAGAACGTAGAAGACTCACACGGATACTTTGAAGACAATGCTAAGCGATATCATAAATTTGTTCGTTTCGTTTTTAAGACAGCGCTTGATGACCCAACGATTCAAAATCTTAAGACATTACAAAAGCCGCCAATTGAGTTTAACATCCTTGAAGCTATCATTTCGAGATTACGCGGAGAGTTTTCCAAGCAAGAACCTTCAATCTGCGTAAGAGCGGCTGATGGAATACGCGTAGACTCTCTAACTCCAGAATTCATGGAAACAATGGAAGTTTTGGAGGCTCATCTTAGAGAGGTATTTTTTGATGCTGCGAATGATAGTCTTGAATATAATATTTATTCTGATTTACTGGCTGGTGGTTATTCAGTTGTTGAAATACTTACTGACTATATAAATGAAATGTCTTTTGAACAGAAGATTGAGGTAGAGCGAGTATTCGACCCGACCTTGACTGGATTTGACCCTTTAGCTCGGGAATCTCACAAAGGGGATGGACGTTATTGCTTCAAGATTGTTCCGTGGACAGTTCAAGAATTTAACGCCGAGTTCCCAGACATTAAAACTCAGGGGTTTAACTTTTCTAGAAATCTAGACAGTAACTTCAATTGGTCTTATAAAAATGCAGAACAGGAGATAGTTCTTGTGTGCGATTATTATGAGAAAAAAGACAAAAAGATAAGAATTGTTAAGTTATCTAATGGTCACATTATCACCAAACATGACTATAAACTTTTGCAACAAATGTGGAGTGATGCTGGGTTTATTGAGCAATGTCCAATTGTTATTGAGGAAAGAGCGACCGTTATTCAGACTATATGCAGATATCGTTTTTGTGAGATTGGCGTTCTGGATTATGTTGAAACGGATTTCAAACATCTTCCATTGATATTCATAGACGGTAACTCTATTAACATGCAAGATAGTGAGAATGGCGCAACCTATCAAATGACTAGACCATTTGTTTATCACGCTATGGGTATGCAGAAGCTTAAGAACTTTGCAGGTCAAACCATTGGTGCTGAAATACAAAACATGGTAATGCATAAGTTCAAGGTTGCTCTTGAGTCAATCCCTGAGGAATATAAGGATGCTTATAAGAACGTACAGGTTATGTCAGTGTTGGTATACAACGCATTTTTCGACAAGAACCCAGAGGTCCCGCTTCCTCCTCCCCAAGAGATTCAAAGGTCGGAAACTCCAGCTCTTGTTCAGGCCATATTCAATGGTTCTGACCAAACGACACAGATGATTTTGGGCAGTTACGATACCGCACTTGCAGTTAATTCGGATGCGCTCAGCGGGAAAGCTATACAACAGGGTGCACTCCAATCAAATGGTGCGGCACTTCCTTATTTAATGGGTTACATAAAGGGGTTGAATCGTATTGCTCAGATAATGTTGGATTTGATTCCAAAGTATTATAGAACACCTCGAAGTTTACCAATCATGAAGTCTAATGGAAAGCGTTCATACCAGTTAATCAATGACGCAACTCAGCGTGATGCTATCATGATGAACTATGACCCAAATGACTTATGCGTTAAGGTCGAGGCTGGTGTAAATTCAAGTATTCAGAAACAAATGGCTCTTGAAGAGATTACGAGCATGATGCAGGCTAGTCCAATGTTTGCCTCTTTCATTAATGAGAAAGGTTTGGAAACATTGCTGGATAACATGGACATACGCGGAGTTGACCATCTTAAGGTTCAGGCTGAAGAATTCATGAAAGAACAAGAGGCCATGAAACAACAACCTCCTCCACCTTCAGATGCCGAGCAATTTGCTAAAATGGAGCTTGAGAAGACTCAGATGCAGACACAGCAGCGCAAAGAACAGGCTGAGGGGCAAATGTCGGTTGATGCGGCTAAAATTGCTGTCGAGAAAGAGAAAGTGCAGCTACAATTCATCAAGCTAATGGCCGATATTGAAAGCGGAAAAGTCTCCCAAGCAATTGAGCAAGAGCGTGTAGATGCCGAAATGTCACGAGAGGCAATTGATGTTGCATTGGAGATTGCTAAGCACCATCAATCTGGGCAAAGCATGGAGATAGATGTAATTGAGTAGTTTATGTCTGGCGCATGGGGGGAACACAAATACCTTTATTAATTTGCTGGTAATTGATCTTAACTAACCTCATGCGCTGGGCACCTTAATTTGGAAATTAAATGACCGCAGATCGATTGAACTTAATGATAAATGAAGTTAAAAAAGCAGCCGATAGTTTGCCTACTGGTGATTTGAAAAAAGATTTGAATTTAATTGATGATATATTAATTTATATAAATTTTTACCTGGAAAGTTTTGATATGGAAGTAAATGGTGTAAAACTAACAACAGCTCAGCGTATTGCATTGAGGAAATGTTATAATCATTTTAGAGAGTTTTAAAGAACAGGAGATTCCAATGGCTAAATTAACCGAAAAAGATAGAAAGAAGTTACCCAAAAAGATGTTTGCAATGCCTGGGGAGCGTAAATACCCTATAGAAGACAAGGCTCATGCTAGGAATGCAAAAGCTCGCGCATCTGAGATGGAGCATAAAGGGAAGATATCCGAATCTACTAAGGCGAAGATAGATGCAAAGGCTAATAAAGTTTTAGGTAAAAAGAAGGCGAAGTAATATTTTGGGAAATTATTTCATGAACAAAGCATTGAAAATAATGTCGTATAGTATTTTAATCTTTGCTTTATGGGGGGTATGTTTCTTTTTAGTAATATATCTAGGACTTCCTTTAAATGGTGGAATTCCTATACCTTAAATGGACCTAAGATTAAAGTTCATGATATATGGTTTTTTTATTTTTATTATAGTATATGGAAGTGTTTTATTGCTCCTCTATGATGGAAGAGAATGATTACTCTTCATCTTCATTTAGTTCTTTAACCATTGAATCTATATATTCATTCTTTTTTTTCATATAAAATTTATATGCTTTATCTAAATCGCTTCCCGCAAGCCATTCGCCGGTTTCTTCATAATAATTAAACATGAATTCGTACTTGTCCATAAGTAATCTCATTAAGTCTAATAACTTATTGTCGGGAACGGAGGTCATTGAAGCATTCACTAACTTTCACCCCCCACAATAGAATTCTATCATAAAATATTTAGTGTAATTGCTTGCTTTTATTTATAAGCCTATATACACTGTTAACTAATAGGACGGGCCTATCTCAATCCCGGTAAACACCCAGCCAATGGGGGACAAATGGCCGCAAGGACTCAGCGTAACAGAGGTGAACACCGTCACGGGGCAAACGTGGGAAGACAAAGGAATGGAAGAAGGTGTAGTTGCTGAAAGTTTAGAAGCTCCAGTTGAGGCAGTGTCTGAAAAGATGCTTCCAGAATCTAGAGTTAATGAACTTATTCGGAAAGCTAAATTTGCTACAGAACAGAAAGTAAGGCAGGAAATGGAAGCACAGATACAAGCGCAATCTCAAGCTATGGGCGGTATGAGCCCAGTTGATGAATCTCAGCTTCAGGTGCCTCAACAGCAACCTCAAGGAATGCCTAATCAAGGCATTAACCCTGAAGAAATGAAGAATCAAATCATGGCTCAAATGCGTGATGAGCAAGAGCGTGCGTATCGTGAACAAATGGATGCCGAACATAAAGCTGCGATGGAAGATGTAGCCCGTAATTACTTCTTGAAAGTCGGAAAAGGTGCTGAAGAATTCGACGACTTTAATGAGGTAATGAAAGACTTCAAACCTGCAAATTTTGCTAACACTGTATTTCTTGCATCCGAAGTAGATAACACGCCTGCAGTTATGTATGAGCTTCGAAAGAATCCCCACAAATTGGCGCAAATAGATATGATGGCTAAAACAGATCCCGATATGGCCCGGGAGATGATGCAGAATCTGTCTAAATCTATTTCAGAAAATAAGCAAGCAATGCAGTCTAATCCTGGCGTGAAAGAACCTCTTTCCAGACTTAAATC